GGCGCCAAGGCTCGGGCGGACTTTCAGCCAGCCTAATAGATTCCTTTTTTCTGCGCCAGAAATGGCCGAATTTCGAGGTTTTCGACCAAAATCGACTCACGGTAGCAGACAGCCATGAACCATTCCAAAAATACCCTTCCTGCTCGTTTTTTGATTATGAAACCAATTGAACACCTGTCCTGGCTCATTTTAGTCGCCATTGTCGGCGGTTCCGTCGCCATCGCAGTTTCCGAATTCTGGCGACTCGGCCAAATCCTTCAGGAGGCCGCACGATGAAACCGATCCGCATCAAAATCAATTTGTCGAAGCTCGACAAGACGGCTTTTTTCGAAAGCCGATCCGGCGACAAGTGGCTGAACTTGGTAGCCTGGCCGACAAGGGAAAGCCGTTACGGCGAAACGCACAGCCTCAAACAGAGCTACCCAGCCGGAGATGAACGCGCAAAAGGATCGCCGTTCGTTGGATCGCTGACCCTGCCAGACACCCAGCCATCTACCCGGCCAGTAAACCAGCCAATCCCGTTCGACCAACCGCCCGAAACCGATGACATCCCGTTCTGAAATGAGCTACCGAATCGAATCCAAATACAAGGGAGAATGGGTCAAGGTCACGTCCGCATCGGCTACCATGTATTTCGGAGTTGTTGGCAACCGGGACTACATCAAACTGCAAGGCGAGAAACGCCCGTTCTGGGAGTTTCTTGATGAGCAACCTTCCGGGTGGTTGACCTCCCTCACCTATCGGCGCAAAGACCTCCCTACGGGCAAGCCGATGATTTACGACTGCGGGGCGTGGTCCTACAAAGACGACGAGATTCCCCCGGTGAATTCGGAACAGGTTGCAGCGCTCTATGCTGCGCACGCACCTGCGGGTAGCATGGTAATTGCCCCCGACCACATGCTAATTGAGGGTTCCGATGTCGAGTATCGCCGCGCATGGAATGCCGACCAAGCCAAACTGTTCCTCGGTGATTGCCCGCCTGGTATGAATGCCATGGCTTGCGTCCACGGCATGAACCTCGACGAACGGGTCGAACACGCGAAATGGTTGGTCTCCATCGGCTACCGATACATTGCTATCGGAGGTCTCGCAGCCCGTGCAAGCCAGAAAAAACTCGTGGTCTCATGGGTCCGTGCGATTCGCGATGCGGTCCCTGACGTGTGGTTGCACGTCCTCGGCTTGTCCTCGCCGGACTTCATGAAGACGTGGAACGAGATCGGCATCCAGTCCGCTGACGGTAGCTCCCACTTTAAACAGGCTTTCACCGGGGGCGCATTCTTCACTCAGAACGGCGCAAAGTTGACGAAGCGTTCGGCGGCACGCACTCGGGATGGTGAAACGGTTCCCGAGGATATGGTCTCGTGCGACTGCAAGGCGTGCTCCGTCCTTCGCGGAGAAGGCGTGGACACTCGGTCCTATGGATCGAACGAGCACAACATGGGGCGAGCGGCCCACAATCTCAACATGCTCATGAGGGCGCAAAAGGAAGCGATGCACCGCAAGCTGGTTCTTGTGGCGTGTTGCGGACCGAAGCTCAAGGGCCGTCACCGAGCGGAGGACATCTATCAATCCGACCTTTTCCGCAAGTCGGCAGCATGGGCCAAACAGAATGGCGACGACTGGGCGATCCTGTCCGCACTTCATGGGGTCGTCAGTCCGTCAACGGTAATCGAAGGCTACGACGTGACGCTCAACGAGATGCCGGTGATTCACCGTAAGGCATGGGCCGAAACCGTGCGGACGCAACTTGCCGGGAGGATCGGCGACGAAATCGTCGTTCTTGCTGGCAACCGTTACTGCGAATGGATCACCGACGAGTTCAAGACCTACCGTCCGATGCAAGGTCTTGGGATCGGTCAGCAACTCCAATGGCTCACCCAAAACACCAACAGATACGACCATGAAAACGACAGTCTTCAAATGCTTCTCCTTTAGTGCGGCCCATCACCTCGACATTCCGGGGCATCCATGCAGCAAGACGCACGGACACAACTACACCCTGCGGATCGAAATCACCGGAGAACGAAAAGCGAACGGGTTTGTGATCGACTTCCACGACATCAGGTCGGTCGTCGCTCCGTTGGTCGAAATGTTGGATCATTCGCTTTTGAATGACCTGGTTCCCGACACGACGGCAGAAGGACTTTGCGAATGGTTCCTTGACAAACTCGACGGAATCCTTCCAGGTATCTCGCGGATTGAAGTCAGGGAGACAGACTCATGCGGAGCGTTTATCACCCTCTGAGTGTAATGCGCGAAAATTGCAGGTTAAGCCAATCCCGATTACAGAAACCTACATTAAATGAGTTGGCACTATTTGCAGGAGGGGGTTTTCGTCCGTTCCGCCGAGGGCAACGCCATGTTTCGGAGAACGTCCAGGATCAGACACGCGAACCCAAAACGAAGATATGACACCAGACCCCATAGAGCGTTGTCTGCATCCTAAAGAAAACCAAACCTAACTTTAATGAATCAGCCATACACTTACAAGGCTCAAATCGCCCGGGTCGTTGACGGAGATACCGTCATTGCCGATATCGACCTTGGCATGGATCTCTGGCGGAAAAACGTCCGGCTGCGGTTGGCCGGAATTAACGCGCCGGAATTGGAAACGCCACAGGGCGAAGCAGCTGCCATCGGACTTCGGGAGATGTTCGAGCAGGGCCGGGATCAGGTTTTGATCTCGACCCAAAAAGACCGCTCCGACAAATACGGCAGGCTGCTGGCAACCATTTATGTTTCCGGCGGAACTTCCGTCAATCAGCGGATGATCGATCTGGGCCATGCCGTGAAAATGTAACGGGCGAACCTTTTTCGGATCCGCCCGCCCGTCCATATTGGCTGCGATTAAATTAGCTCGTCGTCGCGTCACTGGACGCATCCGAGAATTTGTTTGCGCCCATCAGGTCCCGGCAAAGGGCCAGCATAGCCAGCCAGGCCTCCCGTTTGATTTGGATTTTTCCGCGCTCCCGAAGGCAGATGGTGGCGGTCGTCAACCCCAGCAATTTGGCAACCTCGAGCTGGCTTCCCAATAGTTTTCGAAGTAGCAAATAATGCTCCGCCGAAATTTCGCTCCATTCATGTAGGTCGATAGTCATGCTGAAACATTTGAGCGAGTTCCGCTTTTTGCAACAAAAAACCAAAAAATGCAATTTCTTGTTGCGCGCACGAAAAAATTACGTATTGTCCGAATCGTGACTACGAATCGCATCCTCAGGGTGCATTGATACAACCAACGATAAACTATGAAAAGCATTATTAACGGTGTGCGGTATAACACAGAAAACGCTACGCGAATTTGTGCCGGGTGGCATAGTCATCGCACTGATTTCTCCCACTGGGAGGCTACGGTTTATCGGACACCGAAATCGGGCAGGTTTTTCATTGCCGGACTCGGGGGTCCGCTCTCTCGGTTCGCCCGTTCGCTTGACGGGAACACGCGGACGGGAGGTGAGGCAATCATCCCCCTGTCCGAAGAGGAGGCTTTCCAGTTTGCGCAGCACCACGGCACGCAGGAAGAGGTGGAATCGTGTTTCAGCCATTTGATTGACGATTGACCGGCCTCGCGAGGGTGCATTAATGCCAAACGACAAATTATGAAAATTTTGCACACTTGGTTCGAAGAGGACGGCGGCGATGAATTGGGCTGGGCCGTATTTTCGAAAAAAAAATTAGCTGGTGAGGATTGGAGAATCCCGGCCGGATGGATAGTCTGCGAGACGGCTGACAATGAAAACGAAACCGAGGGGATCTGCCTAACCAGGAAAACCAAATGAAGCGGATACTCCAATCAACGCAGCAGAAAATCGTCAGGGACATCCTCAGGCGCGAAACCATCGCCTTGGTCAAGCGAAAACCCGGCCACACGACCGGAGATCTCGCCTACGGATGGTTCCAAGCCATCCGGCCATGGCGCAAGATCGGGCGGATAGAAGCCGCACTCAGACTGGGAGAAATCCTCCGGGAATTGGAGGTCGAATGCGTCGTGCGACGCGAGGATCGGAAATGGTATCCGATTTCATGAGCGAAGTTCCAAACGCAGTCTTCCCGACCGACAATCTGGCGGAGGTTCCAACCCTCCGCCTGGCTCTACAGGCCGATGCGATCGATCAACCATTTTTGCCGTGGGGCGGCGAGTCCAAACACTGGCGAATTTCGCGTCAATCGGCCTTTCGCGGCACCTGGCATTTCTACGTTGCGGACAAATATTTCAGTGCGCTAAAACGCGAGCCGGATCTGCCAATGAGGACATCGGCTCCGACGTTGGTCGAGCCGAATTTTTCGATAGGCGACTCCACGCCGCACTGGCTCGGGCTGCACGAAATTGGATGGAAGCGTTGGATTGCGCGTTACTGGCAGGCCCAGGGTCGCCGGATTTTGGTCGACCTTCATGTGCCAGCGAAATTCCAGATGACGAACCTCATCGGCGTTCCAGCCGGATGGAACGCGTATGCGACCCGAGCCGCCGAAACTCGGATCGCCGATCTCGAAAACGAGCATATGCTGGCGATGGCGCACGCCGAGGTCGATGATCCCTCGGAACTGGTTTTTGCCGTCTACGGAGGTGGAGATCGCGTTCGGGATTGGTGCCGCCGCCGCTCAGCGGAATGGATTCCGGCGACGGGACGGGGCCGCCCGTCATAAGTCCGGGAAGGTTAGTCCGGGGTCTGCAATTTGATTCCGCAACTTACGATAGACCCTTAGCTGGTCACTTAAGGTTGTCTGAATGTTATGCTGCCTGAGGAAATTGATGCTTTGTTTTGACAAAAAAGCGGCCTGAACTGTTTGATACCCAATTTCGCCCGCCAAAAAAACCAACCTTGCTTGTTTTGCGGCGATTTCCGGCTGATCGCCGCCATCAAGGGCGGCTCGAAACTCCTGGGAGGCGACAACCTTATCCTGATTTAGCGTGGTCAATTCCCTCAAGGCGTCCTCGACAAGACCTGCAAGTCGCGCGGCCTCGCCTAACACGGCGACGCTCGATCCCTCGGGGTTGACAGGCTCCCGACCGGGCAAACCTACGCCCGCAGTCTTGTTCGATCCCATGACTACCGACAGCCCGAGTCAACCAGCCGCGCCGCTTGATATTGAATGGCCGACGGACAACCCGCTTGAGCTTCCGACGCTCCGACTCGACCGCCAGGCCTTGGCTATCGTCGCGCCGATGGCCTGCTGGGGAACGGTCCGGAGGCGGGATCAAAACAACGTCAACTCGTGGCATTTTTACACCGACGATTACCGGTTCAGCCGACTCTGGAGTCATCCGCAGGATGTCGTCGCGACCGGAGCAAAAATTTGCGTCGAGCCCAATTTCTCGGCTCTCGACTCGATGCCGTTCCCAGTCGGATGGAACAACCTCTACCGAAAACGATGGGTGGCTCGATGGTGGCAGGATCAGGGAATAGATGTCATCGCCGATCTCTACGTCGGAGCGAAATACCAATCGCACAACTGGATGGGCATTCCGCAAGGTTGGCGTGCCTACGCAACCCGAGGGAGCGCGGAGGATCCCGAGGCGACCGTCTCTCTATTTTACCGAGCATCCGAGCATGCAGGAACGGATCAGATCCTATACTACGTCTACGGCGGCGGCATCACTCAAGCCCGCGTCCTCCGCGATGCCAAAATCCCGGTTGTGCTCTCCGACTACTACCGGGACCATGACGCAAGGGTTTGGCTCGCAACCAACGGAGCCGCCGATCCAGTTCCTCGGTTGACACTCCTCGCCGACTAGTATATGCCCGCACCCGTAATCGACTCGACGACGTCCGTCCTCGCCTGGCAACGAGGCCGATACTATGCTTTTCAGCCCGCTCTGGTCGGCACTTCATCTGCCGCCGATTCGTGGACGATCGCCAGCGGAAGCCTCCCGACCGGAGTTTCGATCGACGAGGGTTCCGGCCTCATTTCCGGCGTCGTTTCGACCGAGGCGCAAGGCTCGATTTGGGTGGCCCAGCTAGTCGCGACCAATGGCAGCGGGCCGTCATCTCCGGTCCGCCTGACGTTCGGCGTCGAATACCCTGAGGTGGAGATCGATGGCGCAATTCATTGCGTTTTCGATTTAGACTCCGGTGCCGTCGCGTTTCGCGGGTTGGATCAGGTTTCCGACGATGGCCTGGCTGTCGTTCATTGCAAAGCCAATGACCAATTCCCATTGTCGGTCCAATTCGTCCGGCGCGAGCAGATCGTCGAGCTTCCTATTGTCGAACTGTCCATCGCTGGCAAAATCAACGAGCCCGAGCCTGCTGTCGCATTGCAGGCGGCAGGCGACGACGTCATCCTACAGGTTGGATCCGGCGAGACTACCCGCTACATTATTTGGGTCGATTTGACCTCTGCTGCCCTTGATTCCGCTCTCTACGATTACGAGGATGACGACGGAACAAACGTTAGCCTGTTGGCGGAAATTCGGGCCGAATATACCGTCGACCTCGGTGAGGAATTAACCCGGACCGCCAACCGTTCATCTCTCAATTTCTGGCTGGTATTGCACCGCGACCTCGCATGACGACGATTCCCGCCAAGCTTCATTTTCCATATGCTCTCCGGGTTCTCCGGGCAGGCCATGCTGTGCGCCGGGTCGGCTGGACGGATCGGTGGTGGATCTGGCGGGGCGGGATCGTCATCCAGATTGAGGCAGGCGAACCAAACGCTCCGGTGCGATCGATCGATTACGATGCCGATGACCTGCTAAGCTGGGACTGGACGACCCTGCCAGTCGATTGCGAGCTGCTGACGAAGGAGCCGGACATGCAGGAACTGATGACGATCCGACCGTATGATGGCCTGCCCGACTCCGCCGATCCGCTCGGATTGGGCTGCAACCTTCCAACCATTGAATCAATTCGGAAATGATCAAGCCGCCGAAAATTTCCGGTCGCCGGGTCGCAGTTACGTTTTCGCGGCCTGCGTTTCCTCCCGGGCCTGCGATTCCCAAAGCGAGCTGGCCTTCGGTTGTTTGGACGCCGCGCCGGGATCGCGGACGTCCTTACGAGCCCCTGGTGCCTCCGCCGACTCCTCCGCCTCCGCCCGCTCCGCTCTCTGCGGTCATAACAATGACCCGAGCCTGCGTTGATGAACTGCCGATCACCTATCCGTATAGCGCAACGTTTTATCGAAGCGAGGAATCCGAACTCCCGCCGTTCGTTACGCTCAATGGAGGAATCGCGGGCGCGCCGTACATTTTACGGCTGTATTGGCACCGGTTCGTTGGCGACAACCTCACAGAAGAGATCATCTGGTCCGAAACAATTGTTCGGACAGGCGGGTCGCAGATTGTTAATTTCGCGGAGGAAGGCTCGGCCTTCACTCGGACATTCGACGGTCCTGTCGGGCAGACTTTTCTCAACGGATCAACGAGTGTAGCGCCGCTTTATTTTGAGGTATTCTCAAGCGCGGGCCGGGTCCTGACGCTATTCCCATTTGTGCCGCACGTTGAATGCGGAGTTGCGCCAAGCTCAACTCCGCCTCCAAGTTCGACTCCTCCTCCGAGTTCGACTCCTCCTCCGAGTTCGACTCCTCCTCCGAGTTCGACTCCTCCTCCATCCTCGACTCCTCCTCCATCCTCGAGTCCTCCTCCATCCTCGAGTCCTCCTCCATCCTCGAGTCCTCCTCCAATACCGTACGACTACAGTCTCTCCTACGAATTATATAGCGCCGCTTCCGCCTGCATGTTCGGGTCGGCATCGACGTACTACAGCCCGTTCTCTCCTCTGGTGGAGGGCGCATCGCTGTGGGCAAACATAGCGATGAGCCTCCCAGCGTCGGGGGGGTATTATTCAAACGGAGGACAATGGTATCAAGTGGCTGACGGCGGGACGATCATAATTCTCGGCAACTGCTCATGACCGAACTGGAAAAATATCAGGGTATCTACGGATCTGTCGACTTTTCTAGCTACGGCCATACATGCCACGGCGCGCGAGCAATTCCTATTATTGCTCGGTGGCAGCCGAAAACAGTCATTGACGTCGGCTGCGGTCATAATGAGTTTGCTCAACGACTCCGTCAGGCGCTTCCAGAAGCGAGCATCATTGGTTGCGACTTTGCCTGCCCCTCAGCGGATCTGATCTGCTGGGGACATGACATTCCGCAACCTGACAAAAATTTCGATGTTCTGACCGCGTTCGACGTTTTGGAGCATCTTCCTCCCGAGGACGTGGATAGGACGCTTTCCGAGTGGGCTCGGATCTCTAAAAGATTCTGCGTTTCGATCAGCTACGTCGATAGCATCAACCGCTACAAGGGCGAAACTCTGCATCCGACCGTTCGGCCAGAGGGATGGTGGATTGATCGATTGATGCGTGCCGGAGCGATGGAAATCAAAATCGAGGGACGTTATATCTATGGCCGCTGGATCCAGCCTTTGCGGGTCGCGAAAAACGCTAGGGTCATCCTTGTTGGCAACGGTCCTTCAATTTTGGCGCAAAAGCTCGGCGAACAGATCGACGAATTCGACGAAATCGTTCGGTTCAACGATTATCTAACAACCGGATTTGAAAAGCATGCTGGCAGCAAAACAACGCTCTGGTCATGTTTTGCCCCGATTTCCAAAAAAGCCCAACACCCTAGAATTCTGCTCCCGCACGAACAGACCAACGCCGACTCGAGCGCGAAGGAAGTCTACAAGGTGCCGGCGAGGCACTACAATGAACTCCGCCGGATAATTCAGGAACGGGCGTTGGTCAGATCGGGATATCGGCGAGACAGCACCGGCTTGCTTCCAAGTTCCGGCCTACTGGCAGCCACATACCTGCTGAATGTAGTTGGCGTGGATCAATTGAGTTTGATCGGATTTGACCACTTCGCCAAGGATCGCTCAAGCCAACATCATTATTGGCTCCCAGGCGCGTTCGGAACGCCAAGAGAACATGACGGAGATGTTGAGGGGGATATTTTCGACGAGTTGCGAAAAGCGGGCAGAATTTTCAACATCGGCACGGTGTAGCTCTCGTCGCGCTACCCGGTTGTGCGCCCTGACAGAGAAAAAACATGCCACCTATCCATAAAAGCGACCAATTAGGCAGTCAGCTAGGCATTCGGACAGACGCGCATCCGTTGACTCGTCCCAACACAATCAACCCCCTGCAACGCGCAAGAACGCCCGTAAAAACCGCTTGATGGTGGGATCTTCGTTGCGCAACGAAGATCCCACCACCAGACCAGTGAAAAAACGAACACCAGAGTTGGCGAGAGCGGTCCTAGAGCAGGACCTCGACGAGCTGCAGCGTCGGGTGGCGGATGGAAGGCGCCTGACCAAGGCCGAGCGAGAGATGTTGCGCCAACTGGCTGATGATGAGGCTGATGAGCCGACCGCTCCCGCTGATCCAGTGCCGGTCGGGTTCGCCAAAAATTACGTTGAGCTGGCCGCCGTGCTGGGCGTGCATCGGAGAACGCTGCAGGCATGGCGGAAACTCATAGGATGCCCGGCGCCTCGACCGGATGGGAGGCTGCTTATCTCCGAATGGCAGGAATTCATGGCCAACAAGGACCAGGCGCAGCAATCACAGCCGCAGGACTCCGAGGAGCTGAAGGCGCGGAAGCTTCTGGCCGAGGTCGAGGAACGGGAGCTGAAGGTAGCCATTCGCCGCGGCGAATACGTCCAGATCGACGAAGTGGCGCGAGAATGGACAACCCGGGCCGGAAGGGCCGTAAATCTTTTGCGAAACAAATTTGAGTCCGAGCTTCCGCCGATTCTGGCGGGCATGCAAGCCGCCGAGATCCAGGCCGAGGCCCGGAAGGCGATTGATGAGGTCCTAACTATTCTCCATGAACCCGAGGCTTCAACAGATCTGGCGTGAGGCCTGGCGTCCGCCCGACCGAAGGCCACCGTGGGCATGGGCGGAGGACAACATTCGCGGGATCCCGTATTCGCCGATTCCGGGACGATTCCGCTCGGACAATTCGCCTTGGCTCAAAGATCCACTCGAAGCTCTCGTCGATCCAACGGTTAGGGTCATAACATTGTTAGCGTCGGTCCAGTCCAGCAAAACAACCGTCGCCGAGGTCGGGCTCTGCTACATCATCGCGAACCTTCCCGGTCCCACGCTCTGGCTGGATCAGACGGATGAGGATGCACGCGACCAGGCGGAGAGCCGGATGGGGCTCCTATTCGGGGAATGTCAGGCGGTGACCTCGCTTTTCCCGCCGAATCGGCATCTGAACAAAACCGCGATCAAGCAATTTACCAACGGAATGACGTTGTGGGTGCTGGGAGCGCACAATAAAACTAACCTTCAGCGGAGATCGATTCGATGGCTGATCGGCGACGAATGTTGGAGGTGGCCGACTGGCCATATGGCCGAGGCCGAGGCCCGGGTTACGGCATTCGGATGGTTAGGCAAATGCCTGTTCATGAGCCAGGGAGGTCACGCCGACGACGACATGACCAAACGGCATCAAATGACCGACCAGCGGGAATGGACGTTCGCCTGCCCGGAATGCGAATCCCGTCAGCCATACCAGTGGGAACAAATCAAATGGTCGGCAGACGCCAGAACCGAACAAGGCTGGGATTATGCAGCAGTGAGAGCCTCGACGGTTATGCTTTGCGCGACCTGCCAGGCCGAGTTCCTGGATGATGACCGAACCAGAAAACGGCTCAACCAGGCGGGTTGTTACGTCCGTCAAAACCCGACCGCCTCGCCCGAAAACGTAGGCTTCCATTGGAACGCCTTGTGCGCCATGAGTTGGGGAAGGCTGGCGGAGCTTTACCTGCGAGCCAAGCAGAGCGCAAAACTGGGTGATATCGAGCCTCTCAAAATTTTCTACCAGAAAAGGTTAGGACAACCGTGGGCCGAGGCGTATGAGGATTACTCGGTAGATCTAACGCCCTCTGACTACCAGCTCGGCGAAGACTGGGAAAAAGAGGCGTCTTTGGACAAATCCGGCCACGTCTTGCCTGCACCCTATGAACAATCGATGGCCAGCGCGAAATTGCGCATCATCACCGTAGACTGCCAAATGGATCACGTTTTCGTCGTCGCTAGAAGTTGGGCCGCCGACGGGTCCTCGCGCCTCCTCTGGCATGAAAAACTCATCAGTTTCGATGATGTTTCCAGCTTGGCCCAACGGCTGGAGGTTCATCCCTCGCTTGTTTTCGTTGATGCGGGCTACGCAACCTACGACGTTTACCGAGGGTGCGCCGCCAGACGATGGACCGCGCTGATGGGCGACGCCCGAGCGACCTATCAACATCGTCTGCCGAACGGTCGCAAGGTCTGGCGATTTTACAGCCCGAAACGGAAGGTGGCGTTAACTCCGACTGTCGCTTGTTCGGTCTTCTATTGGTCTAACCTGAACGTCAAAGACGTGTTGGCTAGGCTTCGATCTGGATCCGGCGGGCCGACTTGGGAAGTTGCGGGCGACGCATCGCCGGACTACCTCCAGCAATTGGAGAGCGAGCGCCGAGTCAAAAAAGCGGACAAATACATTTGGGAGAGAATCGGAAAAAGAGCGAACCATTATTTCGACTGCGAGGCAATGCAGGTGACGGCAGCACTAATGCTAAAATTGCTTGGCGGCGATCGCGAAACGGGAGAAGAATAGAGTTTATTGGAAAACCCTTACATTGCTAAACTTGGCATAGATGGCAAAAGGCGGACAGAGGAAAAAAGGCTTTGGGGCGGGAGGCGTTCGACCCGAACGGTCGACGAAAAAGGACGTCATCCTTTACGGATCGGAGTCTATCGACGCGATTCCTGACCCGTCCCTAAGAAAAGAGGTTCAATCTGCCATCAGTCGTTATGTTTCAATTTTCGGCTCGCTCCCTGAGCGGCAAATTAAAATCGCCGACTTTACAGTCGCCCTCGCTCCTGGCCCGATGCAAAATACCCTCGCTTTGCAGTTCCAGGGCGGCAAACGAAGCCTCAATATTCGCGGTATTTTCCTGAACAAAGCCGTCTGGAGAAACAACAAAGAAACGACTCGAATCATCAAAGAGCTGATGGATGATGGTATATTGAGCAAAACGCCTAGGCCGGTTCGGCATGCGATCGTTCATGAATTGGCCCACGCTCGTTGGCAGGAATTTAATTCCTCGCGGAAAGCTCGCGGGGCCAGGCCGGAGATGACAAAAATCTTTCGGCAGTTCAAGCGCGAGCGCAGGCAAGGGTGGGGTTCGTTGGCTCGTCAGGACGTTGGCGAATTCTTCGCGGAGGCGATGGCGAAGCACGCATCTGGTGCTCCTGATAGGTACACAAAAAAAGTTATGCGTATCGTGGAAAAACACAACCTATGAAGATCGAGAAACAGAAACTGGCCGACCTTCAGGTCTTCCTGCCGGAAGCCACGGAGGAGCTGATCCGGATGGGCGAAAAGCTCCTCCCTCGTCCCCAAGACGGTATTTTGGCAATGCCTATATTTCGCAACGGCGAGGGGAAAGCCGTTAGGGCTTACATCGAATATCGAGATCTTTTGATTCGGGTAAAAATGAAGAAAGCAAAAGCCGAGGGCAGGACCCTTCGCATTTCCGAAATTGAGATCCGTTGACAAAACAAAAAAACTGCCATGGCCGACCGTCCCGCTCCTCGAAAACGCCAACCACAACAAAACGCCAAATCGGCGCCTGCATCTGCGCCGAAGCCTGCGCCCGCTTCGTCAACTGCCCCGGCTCCTGCTCCAAGGCCTGCTCCTGCCCCTGAACCTGCACTCAAGCCTGCGCCGGTCGAGCCGCCGAAAGGCAATCTGATTGCGAAAATCAAGGAGGCCCTCATCGCAAAAACCGCCGAAAAACTCGGACAACAATTCCTTCAGGGTAAAATGACTTACATCGGCCTGATCATGACTGCGTTGGGGGCATTCGCCCAAACAACCGGCATTCCGCTTCCGCTCGCAGATATTCAGGCATTGGTCGATTTCGTTCAAATCAACTGGCCGACGGTCCTCGAATTTGTCGGACTAGTCACCGCTCTCTATGGTCGTTTCAGGATCCCGGGCCGATGATGTCTCTGGACCTTCACAAATCGATGAGCGACGGGCTGGCATTGTCAGCTGGGAGCATGTTTGCCCTCGCGGCGTCGGAAGCCGACAACCTGCTTAAAGTCTTCGTGGGATTGCTGACCTGCGTTTTTTTAGGACTAGGTATTTACCTGCGAATTCAAGAGATCAAGGAAGGAAAAAAAAAGCCGACGAGGAGGAAAAATCATGGCTAAGGGGTTGTTCGTTGTCGGATTCACCGCCGAGGAAGTCGAAGCTATTCTGGCGAAAGCCAAGGAAATGCTGACCGAGGGAAAAACCCTGATGTCCTGGGGCGAAGGCGGCTCCTCGGCCTCGAAGCAGTTCGCGATGCCGGTTGTCGATGTCCTAGCCGAATGCGCCTACGCTCTCCCTATATTGGACCCTGAGACCTACGCGAAAAAGCGGCGGGTTGGTGTGACACGGATCATCTCAATCGAAAAATAGTGGCGAACCCGATCCTCAACGCGATTCAATCCCTGTTCCCCGGCCTCGATTTTCGCGGATGGACATCGAGCTATGACAACGCCCAGCAGTCAATCCGCCGAGGGTCAATTCCGGGCGCTCCGATTCGAGATGCCAGGCGGGACCTGACGCCCTCAACGCGCAAGGAGTTGGTTAGGCGGGCAAGGTATCTGGCTCGCAACTCTGGGTTCGTCCGCGAGCTGGTCGCGAACATGGCGACGTACTCAATCGGCGACGGCATCCGGGCCCAGGCTCAGTCGACAGATGCCGACTGGAATACTCGGGCCGAACGCTATTTTCGGGATTGGTCCTCTAGGTGCGAAGTGACCGGGCGATTTTCCTGGGAGGAAGTGCAGCACCTTGTTTGTCGGGCGATCGACGTCGATGGCGAAATTTTCGTGCTCAAAACTCGCGACCGATACGGACTTCCATCGCTTCAGCTGGTCGAGACGCACCGGGTTGGAGGCGAGGAATACGGAACTGATGCAATCGACGGAATCATCATGGATCGGTTCGGCGCTCCGGCTGCCTACCGGGTCGTGGAGGATGTTGGTTACCGGGACGTTCCGGCAAATTCGCTCTGTCACATTTACGAGCCCGAGGCCGCATCAGCGATTCGGTGCGCTCCGGTGATCCAGCATTCGATCAACCATGTCGTTGATGAGATGGAGTTGCTGGCGTTAGAGAAACACGCGGTTAAAGACAATTGCGACATAACCAGGATCTTGAAAGCCGATACGGCTCTTGATGAGGGAACTGATTTTGCGTTCGTCGATTCATCCGAGCAGATTTCAAGTTCAAATCCAGCCAGCCTGCAACAGATCACAGGCGGAAAGGTTGTGGCGTTGAAGCCGCACGAAAGTCTCGAATCCTTCCAGCCATCCAGGCCCTCGCCGACCTTCACCGGGTTCCTTGAACACCTTCGCCGCGACACTGCTCTGGGGGTTCTTCCCTATGAATTCGCTGCCGATCCGTCGAAGGTCGGAGGCGCATCAACTAGGCTGGTCATCGCCAAGGCGGATCGCCGCTTCCAGCAACGCCAAAACGCAATCATCAATCGCCTAATCAAACCAGTATGGTTCTACGTCATCGGCGATGCGATCCAATCCGGCCAATTGCCTGCAACCGCAGATTGGTGGCGCATCAGCGCGGTGACACCTCGGCGGGTAACTGCCGATGCGGGCAGGGAGGCGCAGGCCAACCGGGAAGACGTTATCGTTGGCCTCAAAACCCTCTCCGACCATTACGAGGAGCTAGGCGCAGACTTTTCGGAGGAGCTTCGGCGGAGGGCTCGCGACATGAGGCTTGTTCTTGACGTCGCTGCCGAGTTCGGAGTTCCGGCGGGCCTACTCTGGCAACCAGCATCTCCGCCGCCCGCGCCTGCATTGCCGATTCCGGGTTGACAGGCCTGCGGGTCGATGCTCGACCTGCTGCTTGCTCATGATTCCTGGCTCATTGCGCCAGACGCCCTCGATCATCTCGCGTCCCGGGCTGAGGCCTACGGTCGCGGTCTCATCAAGGAGCAACCGACTTCGCAGATCCCGCTGACCGAAGTTCGGGAAGGCATCGCCGAGATCGCGATCCATGGAACCATGGCCAGGAGGCCAAACGATTTGACCCGCTGGCTCACTGAGGCAACGGACACCGAGCAGGTCCTCGAGGCAGTTCGGCTGGCGGCTGCTGACGATTCCATCGAATCGATCCTGCTCGATATTGATTCTCCCGGAGGATCCGTCGCCGGAGTTCCTGAGTTGGCGGAGGCTGTCGCGGAGGCCTCGAAGAAAAAACCGATCTACGCTTGGACGGGTGGCCGGATGGCGAGCGCAGCGTATTGGGTCGCGTCCCAGGCCGATGGTATTTTCGCATCGCCGTCTGCCCGGGTCGGATCGATCGGAGTTGTCGTTCCATTTCTGGATCGATCGAGGGCGATGGAAAGAGATGGCCTCAAAATGGAAGTTTTCGCCTCGGGCAAATACAAGGCCGCCGGAATGCCAGGCGTTTCCCTGACCGACGAGCAGCGGGCATCGATCCAAGCCGACGTTGAGGAGCTTTTCGGCGACTTCAAAAGCGCGGTCTTGGCGAAAGGTCGGAAAATTAGCGAGGAGAGCATGCAAGGCCAGATGTTTTCGGCTCGCCAGGCATCCGCTCGAAATTTGAGCCGAGTCGAAAAAAACAAGGAAGCGGTCAGGCGCAATCTCAAAGCCATGACCGGCGCCGCGATGGCTATGGCAGTTGACAAAACAAAGGTCGGAAAATACCGCACGATGGACAGCACCGAAGAAACTCTACAGGCCGCAATCGAACGGCTCCAACAGCTGGAAGCAAGCCAGTCGGCCCTTGTTGATTTCCAAGCATCGCTCGACACCGCCCGGACCTCCTACGAAGAGCGGATCGGCAAACTGGCCGAAGATGTTGCCGCCCTGACCGAACTTGCCGAGCAGCTCGCGATCGAAAATGAGCAGCTCAAGACCAAGGCCGAGGAAGTCGATGCTCGCATCGCAGCCCGCGCCGCCCAGATCGCTGCTGACTCCGGTGCCGCTCCTCTCACGGTTTCTCCAGTCGGAGACGACCAGCCTCAGAAGGCTCTGAGCGCCGCCGAAGTCTGGAACCGCCAATTTGCCAAACGCTAACTCTTTTCCCTGACAAACTACAATGTCCTTTCCCACTCTGCTTGACCTCGCCCGGACTGACGCCGGGATCCTCTATCCGATCATCGAAGATTCGCTCAAGTCCGCACCGGAAATGAGCATCTTCCCAGCCGCGACCATCAACGGCTCGACGATGGAACTAACCGTGCGAACCGGCCTGCCGAGTGTCGCATTCCGCGATGCCAACGAAGGCGTCGCCCGGAGCAAATCGACCTACGACACGAAAATTTTCCAGACCCACATCCTGGACCACCAAATCGCGGTGGACAAGCAAGTTCTGGCCGGAGCGAAGGATCCGGGTCGCTGGTTGAGCAATCACGCCACCGGTGCGGTTGAGGCTGCGATGCGCTATATTGGCTCCCAGATCTATTATGGCACTGGGAACGACGCCAAGGGTTTCCCGGGCCTGCTTGCTCAATATTCTGCTGACTCGGCTCACGAGGTCGATGCTACCGGTTCGAGTAACAAAACCTCCGTCTGGATGGTTCGCCTTGGAGTCGAAACGCTTGAGATCCTGTTCGGCAACGACCAGACTTTGCGTCTCAATGATCAATGGGAGCAGGAAACGGTTACCGACGGGAGCGGCAACCCCTACCAGGCCTGGACCAACTGGCTGACTGGCCGGGTCGGTCTTCGTTTGGCCAACCGCCATGCTGCGGTTCGGATTAAAAACATCGAATCGACGACCAAAAAACTGACCGATGCGCTGCTCTACAGTGCCTATGAAAAGTTCACCGAGTTCGGATTCGAGCCGACCCACATTTTTATGAACGGTCGTTCTCGCGAACAGCTTCGCAGTGGCCGCACCGCCACGAACCCGGCGGGCCTTCCGGCTCCTCTCCCAACCGAATGGGAAGGCATCCCGATCATCCGAACCGCCTCGATCACCTCCAGCGAATCCTAACTCTTCTCCACCATGACTCGCAATCTTCAAGACGCTCTTCTCATCAAATCTTCTGCGCTGCCCGCCGCAAATGCAAACAACGCAACGGCCTCCATCGACCTGACGGCGACAACCCAGGACGAAACGTATTTCGAGGTCAGCCTCTCGGTTCCGGCGACGCCTAATCTGGCCGATACCAAAAAAATCACGTTCACGTTCGAGGATTCGGCTGACAACAGCTCGTTCGCCGCCATCGCTCCGCTCGCAACGCTGGTCGTAACCGGAACTGCCACCGGTGGCGCGGCAGCCGAAACCATTGTGCGCCTTCCGGGAGTGACCCGCCGCTATATTCGGGCCAAGGCCGCCGTTGAAAACGCGGGCGGAACGAATACGGCTGTCTCCTACACGTTGGCGTTGATTTTTTGATTCGTTTTGGTCCGTAGTACGCATAATTGGGCGGGCCAGGCTTCTACCCTGGTCCGCCCTTCGCTATATGAGCCGGTATTCCGAAATCGAGGCCGACATGGCCGAAATCCTGGCTGACGTAGGGGTCCAGATCCAATGGGATGGCGATGACTACGACGCGATCCTGACAGAACCGCGAGTGGATCTCGACCTAACGACTGGCGGGTTTTCGGCTGAAGCGGATTACTCGGTGAAGGTTCGGAAAACGGATCTGCCGGAGGGCGCATTTCCGCAGGCGAAAGACCAAATTACAATTGCCGGAGCGGTCTACGTTGTGCGCGGAGTAACTGACTCTCCGCCCTCTCCGATGCTGGTTTTGCATGTCGCCAGAAAATGAACTCGCAGGTCGAATCGGCATTCGCAACGTGGATCGGCGGCCTGGTCAATTCGGCTCCAATCTATACCGGCAGTTCTGCGGCGGAGATGGATGTGACCGATTTGGCGATTGTCGTAACAGTCCCGCAAATCGAATTTGTCCTCTATCAGCTTCATAGAGCAACGGTTGAAATTCTCATCGGAGGCCCTGCCTTTCACGCTTCGTTAAGCGCCTACAGAAACGTCGCAGCGGAAGTGATGGAGCCGATCCGGTCGCAGAATTTCGGAACTCTGCTCACCGCCCTTGCGCCAGTAGCAGCTTTTCGCGGAATCGCCATCCAGGATTCATCTGAGAGCCAGACCGATGATTCGTGGACGCACACGATTCGGCTGATCTGCGGACTCGAAACGGACGTTGAGGCGGCGCCATGGCCGGAGCCTGCGACCGATGACTATTTCGATGCCGCCGCGAACCTATCGGGCGGGCGGTTTGTATACCTGTCAGGATCCAGCGCATCCTACGCCAACGCAGGTTCCAGCCTGCCTGCAATGGGTTACATTAAGCAGGCGGTTGTCTCAGGCGACAGCGTGCGGGTCTATCGTCAAGGCCGCCTCGACGGGCTGGCCGGATTGACGGCAGATCGGGACTATTACCTCGGCGCAAACGGTCAGCCGACGCTCAACCCTAGCACTGCGTCAGGCATCATTCAGTTCCTCGGTCGGTCGATTTCGACCGATGTCATTCTAGTCGAAATTGACAGTCCTATTTCAGCAACCTAATATAATCAAATGCCTCTGGAAAAATATCAGACCTGGGATGGGGGTCAAAAACTCAAATCGTTCCTCCAGACCTCAGCCGGAGCAGCCGATGCTGGGAAACCTGTTGCCCTTAACAATTCCGGCGAAATCGATTCGTCCATGCTCCCGAATCAGCTGGCGGACACAACTACCCTGCCAGCAAGCGAGAACCTAGCAGCTGGCGACCTCGTAAATATTTGGGCTGATTCTGGCACTCTCAAGGTCCGAAAAGCTGACGCAACCTCCTCGTCAAAACGGGCCGACGGTTACGTGTTGGCCGGAGTTACCAGTCCAGCGAATGCTATGGTTTTCCATGATGGCGCGATTACCGGGCTAACGTCTCTAACTGTCGGAGGACGCTACTACCTCTCCGCGACCGCTGGCGGACTGACTATCGAGGCATCGGTTCCAACGACGACCGGAAACTTGATTCAGTTCGTTGGTCAGGCAGTGTCGGCCACCAAACTGCTCTACCAGCCTGACACGAACCCGCCGGTCATCGCCTAATGCCCGACCTCGCTCAAGTTTGGACTGGAAGCCAGTGGCAGCTAAAAGGTTTCGCTGCCACTGGCCACTCCCACAATTTTTCCGATCTTAGGATCAATATCGTGGTCAGCGGCAGCGGCAATGACATCCGCGTCGGAACTTATCTGCCTAATGCCTCCAACGCCATTTGGACAAAAACTTATGCTGGCGGGTATAACGAAATCGTGCGGTTGGGTCAGCAATGGCATTTGGTCGAATACCCGAACAACGGCGATCCCGTCCAGACCGCTGGAAACACTGGCCTAACGCCTTGGCAGAATCAGACTAATTTCAACGCCGCCGGACTGACATTGGCGCCACAGGTCAACGGGATCGAGGCATTGTTTAAACTCGATGAGTTGGCTTTTCCCGGCGACAACACAAGCCTAAACGCAACGACCTCGGCGCACGGGCTGCTCCCAAAATTGAGCGGCCAGACAACAAGTTTTCTGTGCGGTGACGGTTCGTGGGCCTCTGTTAGCTTCACAGACGTTAGGCTCTATACAGCCGACGGCACCTGGACAAATCCATCGCCTAGCGTCGCCAAGCGCGTTTTCGTCCGGTTAGTTGGTGGCGGAGGTGGCGGCGGAGCAGGTAGGCGAGGCGCTGCCGGATCGGCTCGGGTTGGAGGCGGTGGCGGCGGAGCTGGCTGCGTTGCCGAGGGATGGCTGTTGACGACTAACCTAGGATCGACTGTTAGCGTGACCGTCGGAGCCGGAGGAACTGGAGGCTCTGCTCAAACGGCTGACAGCAGTTCTGGTGCGAATGGGGTCGATGGAGGGTTTTCGCTATTTTCTGATTTTCGGGCAAGTGGCGGAAGTTTTGGCTCGGGCGGAGGATCCGGGACCGGTGGCGGCGGCGGCGCGGGGGTTAGCCTCGGAAACAATATTGGCCTGACCAACCTGAACGGATCTGGCGGAGCTGCGGCTTCGGCCACGGGCGGAGTAGGCGGGACCGTTACGGCAGCCGGTCCGTCGATTCCGACGGGAGGCGGTGCGGGCGGCGGCATAACCAGTGGCAACGCGAATAGCGCAGGATCTGCTGGCGGAATAATCGGCAACGCGACCCTCGGACAGCTCTCAGGCGGCGCGGCTGGCACAAACGGCAATGCTGGGAAAGGGGCCGGAACCGGAGGCGGCGGGGGCAACGGCGGCGGCGCAAATAATGGAGGCAACGGCGGAGGGTTTGGCGCGGGCGGAGGAGGAGGAGGCGCGTCGTTAAACGGGACCAATTCCGGTAAAGGGGGCGACGGCGCTCCGGGCTACGTGCTGGTGATTGCCTATCTATGAGACGAATTGCACACATCGCCTACGGGCAAATCGTTAGCGTTAGCCTAGCAAATGACGACTGGACGCCGCCCGAAAACGGCACCCAGATGCTGGAAGAGGATGCCGTTGCAGCGGGCATTCCGCGGTGGGTTCGCCCGATCGTTTTCGGGCCTGCACCTAGCTGGCAGGTCAAAGTGTGGCTGATCCGTCAGGGTCTTTCCTCGGCTGATATTGAGGCGACAATTCGGCAAGCAATCGCTGCCGGACCAGAGCAGGATGAGGCCATTCTCCGCTGGCAGCACGCCCCTGAATTTCCATTCGATCATCCATTGGTTGGCCTCGTCGCGGACGCTCTCGACCTCGACGTTGCTGCGGCCTGGCCTCAGATCCTCGCGATCTGAGCGTTGACAACCCTCCTCAACAAATGGCAGCCCACCTCGGCATTGACACAAATTTCGGCCTGACGACGCCATCCGGCGGATACGTTCAGGAGGCATCCAGAGAGGACTCAATCGAG